ACTGGACGAGCGCGAAAAGACAGCCGCAAAGAATCCCGTCGCGGTCAACCCATGAAGCTCGCTCTCGGCAATTCTCTGGCAACGCAGCGCATCGGCGGGGCGGCGGCGTGGAGTCCGCTGGCGCTTTCGCCGCTGATCTGGTTGGATGCCACGCAGTTGAGCGGACTAGCGAACGATGATCCAGTGGCTGAGTTCACCGATTTGAGCGGCAACGGGAATCACTTCGTGCAGGGCACGACACCGAACAAGCCGACGTTTGTGGCGAGTGGGATCAATGGCTTAGCGAGTGTCGATGGTGATGGTGTGGATGACAACATGACCGTATCAGGTCTAGGTGCGCAAACAGCGTGGACGGCTTTCATTGTGTTTAAACAGATGGTGGCAGACACGGGCGAGAATACGTTTTGGAGCATCGCCGATTATCCGAGTTCCGGCACCTACAAGATGCTAGAGAAAGCGGCAGGAGCGGACGCCGTCGCAGGTCTTTACACGAACGCATTTCCGGGGTTTGGAGGTTCCATGGCTACATTTACCGCAGGGCTAACCCGAGCGGTTTTGATTCATGGCAACGCCACGACAGGGACACAAAAAGAAGACACAGGAGGAACCACAAGTACCTCCGCTAATCACTCGCGGGCCGATGACATCATGCGAATCTTCGGGCGTGGTGATGGCAACTATGCCCCCGCGCAGATTGGCGAACTGCTTTTCTTTAACTCGGTCCTTTCTGCCGAAGACCAAGCAACTCTGTGGGCCTACTCCGCAGCTAAATGGGGGCACGCTGACCCGTCATGATCCGTGCACTCGTCATCATCGAAGCTGCTTACCTCGCCACGGCGCGCGGCATGCTCACACAGTCGCCATTTGACCAGTCGCCCGAGGCGGCTGCTCAGTCCTTTGCGCCCATGGGATCGCCAACCGGTCACGAGCCTGCTACGCACTACTGGCTCAGTGCGATGTTTCGCCCCGAGGCGTGGACGGCAGCGCAAGCGGCTTGTGCGCAGCTTCCATGGGCATCCTGCTTTGACTACACCGCGCCGGCTTTCCCAGCTCTCAAGAGGGCCGAAATGGGGCTCCAATCATTGCTTCCGCAACCTTTGTAACCTATGCTCTCCCCCACCTACCACATTCTCGACGGGGCAGTCCTAACCACGACCTCCCTAACCACAATCCTTTCTGGGCTTCTCCTCGCTACCGCGTCTGCCACGCAAACCGCAGAGCTTCAGCTCTTCCTCCTCCCGCTCATCGGTAGTCTTCTCGTCACCGGCGGAACGATTATGCTCAACCCGCTGCCAGAGACCCGACGGATCGTCATAGGCCGTAGCATCTTCGCCCTCTTCGCTGGTGTCTTGATGCCGCAACTTGTGGCTGGCCTTCATCCCTGGCTCACTAACATCGCCATAAAGCCCGCGCTCCTAGTCCTTGTCGGAGGCCTCATCTCCGGCCTGGCCTATGTCCTCTCCAAACCTTTCACCGCTGAGCTCTACAGCCGCAGCGCCCACATCGCAGAAAAGAAAGCCGAGCAAATCGAAAAGACAATAACCGGAAACAAAGAACCATGAAAACCCTCCTCCTCCCCCTCCTCCTTCTCCTCTCTTCTTGCTCCACAGACCCCGCTTCCGGTGAGAAGTCCTTTCTCGGTGTGACCTCCGCGTCCCTCTCCACCGAAGTCAAAGCCCTTTCCCTCCAAGTCGCCGAAGCTGGCACAAAGGCCGCTGCCCAAACCGCCCTCACCATCGCCCGTGCTCGCCTTGCCGAGGAACAAGCCAAGCCGCTCGACCCATCCCAGGGCATCTTCACCTCCCTGGCAAAAGCCGAAGCCCTTAAACAGCTCCAATCTCTCGTCACCCAAGCTGAGGCCAAGGTCGCTGCCTTCTCCTTCTCTGGTAAAGCTCCCACCTCCGTCCAGCCATGAGCCTCTTCATTGACAACCTAATCTCCACCGCCGAAAACGAGCTCGGCGTCAAAGAGGTCGGCACGTCCAACCGCGGTCCTCGCGTTGACGATTACCAGCGCGCCACCTGGCTGGAAGAAAAAGATTGGGGTGCCTGGTGCGCTGCTTTCATCTGCTTCTGCCTCCGCCAAGCCCTTGCTAAATCCAAGCTCAAAGAAACACCTGGCTTCAAGCTCCCTCGCACCGCAGGGGCTTTTGACTTCGAGCGCTGGTCTCTCGCCCAAGACTCCTCCACACAGACCCGCAAGCCCGCTGGTTCCGATATTCAGCGTGGCGATCTTGTCATTTGGTCCTTCTCCCACATCTCCATTGCCCTCGGCCCGCCCGATAGCCAAGGCAACATCAGGACCATTGACGGAAACTCTAACGCTCGCGGTTCCCGCACCGGCGGAATGGTCTGCCTCGTGACTCGCAACATTTCCAAAATCCGCTCCCGCATTCGCTTCACCATCTAATCCACATGCCCGCCGAATACAAATACTACGACGCCAACGGCACTGAACGCACGATCTCCAAGGTGCTCGATCCCGTTGCACTGACCGGACTCGTGCTTGTCAGCGGGGAAAATATCATCACCGTTGACGACACCACTGGCGTTTTCCCAGGCATGGCGATTAAGGGAACTAAAATCCCGCTTGGAGCCTTTGTCCATTCTGTCCAATCCACAACTAAGCTAGAACTTTGGGCTTCTGCCTGGAATGCAGCCACGGGTGTCTTCACAACCAGCGCGGCCAACGCTCAGGCCACTGGCAACGACTCCGACGCAGACAATCTCGCCTACGCCCTCGGCTTCGATCCCACCGTCCGCGTCACCAAATGGTATGCCACAGGCAAATGGCGCAACCTACACAACTCCATTTCCTATGGCGGCTCCACCTACCAGGTAGCCGCCAATATTCCGCCAGGAAACTGGCAACCGTATGGCGTAGGAGCTGCTGTTGTTCCCGGGGCTGGAACCTCAGCCGGGGCTCCTAGCCACACCCTGGTCCCCACTTCTTTCGACATCTTCAAGAGCGATACCCTAGCCGCCACGCCCACGAAACGTGACAACGGCGAACCGTGGGATTACTACATCCTCGTCTCTTCCCTCGGGCATCAGAGCAAGGTCCAAGCTCGCCCTGGAACTGAAATCATCTACACCGGCGCCTCAACCTAATGGCCTCTTCCGAAAAGGTTCACTACTCGGTCTTCCCCATCGTCGGCACAGTCAACGAGCGGGGATTGATCCTCTATGTCCGCGAGAACTTCTTCACCGCTTCGACAACCTTAGTCCAAGGAACAACACTCGCGAACTTTATGTCCAGCGAGAACGTCCCAAAGGGTGACGCAATCACCCAAGGTTTCGGTTCTTTCATCTACCGCGAGCAGCTGACCAAAGAAGGAAACAACCTGCGTTTTGTCTTTCTCGAGAACAAAACACCTGCCTCCCAGCTTCAACCTGTCCGCCCGCTTGCTCGCGTCAACCAAGTCACCGACTGGCCCGATTGGCTCTTGTCCCTCTACATGCTCGATGCCGTCATCGAACTCCAGAACGAAGCCGGCTCCCTCACAATCTCTGGCACTGCTGGCCCTACCACCACCGCCGTCACCGGTCGCCGCTTCCTCGATCGCTACATCCTCATCCGCGGGGGGCAGTTCAACACCGTCCACGAAGTCGAGGAATTCTTCTCCCCTAACCCCATCCCCTCTCTCGTCGCCGAGGAACCTCGCCCTGACCGTATCTTCTACAACTACTTCGGCGTTAACAACTCCCTCGACTGCATCCACTCCCTCGTCACCATCCCCGAACCCTACATCTCCGCCGAACGCGTAGAAGACTTCGGCACAGAAAACGCGCGCGAGGTCGACTGGTCCCAAGGTTCAACCTTCCCGCCGACCAACCACACGACCTGGAAGCCCCACTACCGCATCCTCGATGTCTCCGAAAAAGACGGTGGTTATTACTACCGCCGCCACCGTGTCCTTCCTCCTCGCATCTCTCGCCCAATCCAGATCTAGCTTTTGTGCTCCGTAAAAGTGTTTGACCCACGCGAAATCGTTAAGCTGGAAGAGCTCAGGAGACTGGAGAGGCTGCAGCGCGACTATGCTTTGTTTGCGTATGCCCCGCATTCTAAGCAGGAAATCTTCCATCGCAACGGCGATAAGAAGAGGCGCTACTTGAGGACCGGGAACCGCTTTGGAAAGTCGACCTGTGGCAGCGCGGAGGACGCGGCTTTTGCCATCGGCGAGAGACCGTGGATGGAAAAGGATGATCCAGACCGCTTCAAAGGGATTCCACAGCGCCCAACGAAAGGGCTGATCCTTGTGGCTGACTGGGACAAGGCGCGTGAAATCTTCACGAGCATGGAAGAAGGCCAGCGTGGCAAGCTAATACAGTGGATTCCCGTCGATCGGTTGTTGCCGCCGAAGAAGAACCAGAGCGGTGAGATTGACTGCATACCGGTGAAGAGTATCTGGGGCGGGACGAGCCTCATCTACATCGACACTGTTGCTTCTTTTAAGCACAACCCCCTAAGCCAAGAGTCCTCCCAGTGGGATTGGATTCACGTGGATGAACCGATCCCGAAGGACATGTGGATCGCAGCTGGGCGAGGGCTCATCGACACAGGTGGCAGCGCCTGGTTCACGTGCACACCGATCACGGAACAATGGATTAATGAGTACTTCCTCCCGCCGAGTAAGATGCGGAAGAGCTTTGAGTTCGGCGAAGTGCATGACGACTACCCAGAGCGCTGGGTCATGACGGGTTCTACCTACGACAACTTGACGTTGGACAAAGAGAACGTCGACATGTTCGCTAACAGCCTCAACCCGAAGGAACGCCAAGCGCGAATCTATGGCATCCCGAAGGCGTCAACAGGGCTGGTTTATGGGAACTTTGAGATGGAGCGGCACGTTTACAGTGACCTCCCTATTGGGTGGAAGGACTTTGACGAACCCCCAGAAGACTACACCATTCGCGTAGTTATTGACACCCACGTGAGAACGGAGCAGACAGCGCAGTTCTGGGCCACCGCGCCGACTGGTGAGAAGTTTTGCTGGTCGGAAATCTTTGCCGACTGCTACATCAACACCTTTTGCGAGGCGATTCTGGAAACGCTTAAGGGGAGAGCCCCCTACTTATGTGTGATCGACCAGAGTGCTTTCATCCCGAATCCTGTTGACGGGCGGTGCCTGGCGGACATCTTTTGGGAGTATGGCATTCCTGTGCAGAGAGCTACAAAGGAGTTAAAGACCGGGATTATTAAAGCCCGTCAGGCGCTGGAGGCCACAAGGACCTATGTCATTGCCGGTCGTGAGGTCACCCTCGGGCTTGTGCGCTTTTGCTCTTCCTGCACCGAAACTATCCGCGAGTTCTTCCTTTACACCTGGCAAAAAGAAAAGGAAAAACCTATCGACAAAGATGATCACATGATGGAATGTTTCTACCGGGCGGTCTCGCACGGGCTTCAATGGGTTGATCCAGCAAGTGAACCCCTTTCTGAAACCCCATCCACCGCTTCCGACCGTGAGCTTGACCTTACCCCTTTCGCTGACGGCGATTTGAACTCCTTCTCCCAATGACGCCAGAAATCACCGAAATGCTCGAACTCGAAGAGCATCCAGAAAACATCCAAGAGCTTCTTGAAGAAGTTGTTGGCGTGGTGAATAACTCACGCTCATTCATCGCCGGCTCTTACCCGCATTGGGACAAAGCCCTTGCGACATATAAGCGCAAGAAGGCCACAGACGCCCATGACGCTCGCGCGAAGCAAAAGGGTGAGCCTGCGAAGATGGTCGTCCCGCTGACCTACGCACAATGCAACACGCTGGTCACTTTCCTCTTCATCTCCCTCACCTCAAAGGACAGCGTCTTCGAACTCGCTGCCACCGGGGATGAAGATTACGAACTCCGTGAGATCGCTCAAACCGTCATTGACCGTGAAGTCCGTCAGACAGGCTACCATATGCGCTTGGTTGAGGCTCTTTTGGACATGGTGCGGTTTTCCCTCGGCGTTCTCAAGACCAGCTGGACCTATGAATCTATCTTCGTCGAAACCACTCCTACCGATCAAGACATCTCCTTCCTCTTCGATCCCACCGACCTAACGATCCCACAGGACGAGGAATCCTCCGAAGAAGAAGTCATCTTGAAAGAGGGATGCAAGATCGAAAACATCTCTCCTTACAACTTCTTCTACGATACCCGTGTCCCCATC